CGGGGTTTATTTTTGACATAAGACCTAAAATATTATTTGAGTCTTCCATATCTTCTATTGGTTCCATTCCACGCCCTTGAAGATGTGCTATTTTTTGAGCCAGTCTTTCATTCATTTTAGTTTTTCGTCCATGTCCTGTAAGATATGGTTGATTAACATTAGAGCGTTTCCTTTGTAGCATTAATGCTTCACTATTTCCACCTTTATAAAGTTGAATTGCTCCGCTTTTCTTTCTTGTATCACTTGCTTTACCCATACCACTGAAAATATCACCCATAGCGTCAGCCATAGCCATATTACCAGAATAAGATAAAGCCCCGCCAGAGTATCCTTTACCTTCTTTTTTACCTGAAACTTTACCATATACATCTGCAACTTTACCAGCAGTATCAATAACGGGAGTTATAGCAGGTATAGCAGTATCAGTAATCCAACTCCAAGCGTCGCTAAATCCTTTACTTAGATCACTCCAAAAATCCCCGCCAGACATACCAAGACCCATTATAAAAGGTTGTAAGTCATTAATTTCATTCATATCAACTTTACCACCAGACATACCAAGACCTAAAAGAAGAGGAGCAAAAGAAAGAAGAGAAGACCAATCAAAATCTCCACCGCTATAACCCTTGCCGTGTAAATTTTTTAACTGTCTTTTTAAAAGCATATCAGCATATTTTTTACCCATTAGTCTTTTTCCGCCACTTTCACCAGCCCCGCCAGAATAACCAAGACCTTTCATTTTATTTTTTAAAATCATATCTGCTATTACTTGTTTAACCATTCCAATCTTTTCTTTTTTTGATACAGTTGAAGGTTTCCTACCGCCTAAAAACATTGTAGCCTGTAATTCAGGATTTCTAATAATAGCATGGTCTGTATCGCTTATTTCATCTCCACCTGAATATCCATTGCCAGTAATACCGAGTGGTGGGGCGGGACCACTTTGCGACATATCTTGACCTATTTGTCTAAGTCCGTCAAAAAATCCTCCAAAATCATCTCCACCTGACATTCCAGCATTTGTAGGAATATTAAAAGGAGGTATTCCGTCATTAGGAATAGCCCCACCACTATAACCAGAACCATAAACATAACCTTCATAAGGGGCATTTACTGACATATCCCCGCCACTTTCACCTAATCCTACAAGAGGTAGAAGAGGGGCAACTTTTCCAGCAGTATCAATAATAGGGTTCCATACACTCATAAAACCATCCGCAAAGTCGCTCCAAAAATCACCACCAGACATACCACCGCCGTGTAAAGGTTTTATTAAAGATTGTTGATAATCATTTCTTATATTCGCTATATCTAATCGTCGTTGGTGATTAGCCAGAGCCTGATTGTAAGCATTCTTATAACTCGCCATATTATATAATAGTATTAGATAAAAAAATTTCTTATATTAAATTTTTTACATTGTGAAATTCTTATTATATTTATTATTTTTGTTTTTTACATTGTAATTAAAATATTATAATAAGAATTATAATATTTTAAAAAATATTGTAGTTTTTTCAATCATATAAAAAGTTGTTAGGGGAGAAACAAACTAAAAACCCCATATAATCCTAAATATATTTACATAGCCAGATGTTTTTTCATACGACCACCAGAAGCACCAGCACCACCAGAAGCACCAGCCCCGCCACTGTATCCTTCACCCATTATTAAATCTTTAACTTTTTCAGCCCGACCAGCCCAAGGACTAATAGAAGCACAGAGAGATTTAAATGAATCTTCCCAAGAACCACCAACAAGACGAGCAACAGCAGATTTAGATACAGAAGGTTGAGAAGATACAGATAAAACATCTGCTCTTGATAAAATAGCGGTATAAGTTTGAGAGGTTCCCCTTTCAACAGTAAATACACCGCTATTCATAGTGATAAGCACAATTTCATAAGCACCCGCTGGAATAGGCTGTCTAACACCAGCAGTATTAAATACATTATTTTCAATGTCTAATTTAAATTGAAGTTGAAAGGCACCAATTGAACCAGCACTATATACATCGTCAAGTTCTACATGGCGTCCCATTTCAAGAGCAAGAACAGAGCCACAAGTAGAAATTTCTTTATAACCATTAGCAGGAGCAGTTTGACTACCAACAGGAGTTCTACCGCTAAATTCAGCCCATGTAAGATTACTACCACTTTCAACGGACATACGCCACAAGTCCCACTGAGTAGCCCCGCTAAGGAGCCCCGCTTTATTATTAAAGTTAATATAAATCTTTTTAATTGGTAAGAAACTATCACTATCAAAACTTGTTTGTGAGCCTATAACTTTACGGACACATATAATAAGTTTATCAGGAACACTATTAAGTTGAATAGATTGAAAATTTACACCAGTTAATTCTGCTTTTGCTACTCCTGCTTCAAGTGGAAATTCAGGGCAAGGTGTAATATATCTTGGATATTCAGCAAAAGGAACAACATTACGAGAACTTACAAGATCACTTGGTTGTCTTGTGTAAAACTCCATAAATAATATTGCTTTATCAACAGAAGTAAGAGAAACAGGGGCATTTCCACCGTCAAATAAAGCACTATTAGCAAGACGAACTGCTTTATTAGCATTACCTAAATTAAAAACGAAGTTAAGAGTTTGAACTCCATATAAACCTTGATTATTGCTTTTAGGATCACACCAGATAAAAGGGGACAACATAAGGGGTTCAGTAGTTGTAAATTTAATCACTATATTTCTTTCGTCATTTACACCTTCTTGTCTTGGAGCATTACCAGAAACACTGATAATTTTAAATGCTCCACGGGGCTGAAAATCTTGGTCGTTAGATACATTGTTAAACGCTGCAAGGGGATTATTGTTAGTTCCTAATGCTTCGTCATAATTTAAATAACTATCATACATATTAGGACAAGCATTATTATATCGGGCAAGTTCTCTGCGGTCATTAAAACGGAGCAATTGGAACATTACATCTTTCATATTTTGTGATACTGTGTTATTATTAATAGTAGCCTGAACTGTATTACAACAAGACTGAAAAGGAAAAGGACCTAATGCGGAAGAATAACCATAATTAAATAATACTGAACCAAGAGGAGCAGATGCAGCAAATTTTGCGTTAATTGTAAGTGTCATTCCAACTTCTACCATAACTCTACGAGAAAATACAGTGCTTTCACTTGGTAATTGGATATTCCATGTGATTGAAGATGTAGATTTAGAAATTGCTTCATATTGTGAAGGTGTGATATTTTGCGCCCCTTTAAAAACGGCATAACGGACTTTATCGGTTGTATTGAGGACATCGTCCTGAACCAAAACTTTCTCAAAATCGCTTGAAGACATTGTTATATATAATACATAGATAAAAAAATTTAAAAGATTATATATTTTATTTATAATCTTTTAAAATAAATTCTTTTATATTATTCTAATCCCTGATTCTTTCTTCTAAACATTATCTTTAAAGAACAATTACAATTATTTTGTAAATAGAAATCGTGATAAATTCCATAAATGTCTTTCCATTGAACTGAAATTTGAACTGCTGAAATTGGAGCATTTCCATTTAAATCAATTATTCTATACTCTGCGGTTGGTAAATAAAGAACAGAGGGGAAATATTCATCTCCTCTTGAAACATTAACCACTAAATCGGTTATTTCATTACTTAAATTATCATTTTGTCCTGAACTATTAACTAAAACTTCTTTACTAAGTCGTGGAACTCCTATTAGTTGTGGAAGAACAGGAATAAGTGAAGTATTAAAAACTAATGATTGAATAGGGCATAATGTTGCTCCTGTGCTATATGGTTGTTCCATTCTTAATATATCATATGGAGGAAAACCTGTTCCTGTTCCTGTTGCTTCAAAATTACTATTATATTTACTAAAATTTTGAACTAAATAGTTTGCTTTATCTGCGTCAATCCCTACAACTGCTGTATTTAAATAGTTAGAAATTAAAATAGTTTCAAATGAACTAAATAATATTTGTAATTGATTATCTAAATATAAAAATAATTTGGCATTACCTGTGCTTAATGGTTCTTGTTTCCATGAAAAAGGCGTTATATTAGGAAAACATAATGTAGCCTTATTAGTGTCATTATCCCATAATATATATGGTTTATTAGTTGCTGTTATATCTGCTGGAAGTGGTGTATATGGAACTTGATTAATAACAGTAAATAGTAAATCATAACAATCACTTAATGCTTTATTAACCATACTAATAAAATACTGAAAACTATTTAACCAATAATAATTACCCGTGGCTTTGGGTAGATCTAATGGAAAAGTTGGAGGTATTGGCGTTCCTCCTACACCTGTTTGTGTAAAAGATTGAGGAATAAAAATAACTCTTTTTTTTTGATATACAGCTGGATTTACTCCGTCGTCATATTTCATACTAACAAAATAAATAGTTTCATTAGGAAAATCAAGTGAAGCAAGAGTTTGGTCTAAATTTATTTGTGGAATCATTATAGGCATTGAACCTGCTGTATCTAAACTAAACCTAACAATTGATAAAAAATAATCACTTGGATTATCTAAAATTGGGGAACTTCTAACTTCTGTAAATGTTAATCTATTTGTTTCAGGTGTAAAATTTGAGTTAGTAGCAGGATTAAATGTATTTACAACATCTAAATCATAATAAATCTGTGTTGGCGCTGAATAAGACATATTGATATATATATAGAGTAGATATTAAAATTTATATTATAAATTATTTCAATTTAATTCTATATTATTTTAGATTTTTACATTTTATATATAAAATCTTGTTTATTACTGTAATAATCTTAATATATATTGATTAATACAGTAAAAATAAATTTATTTTTACTATAATAATATAAATAAAATAGATTATTACATGGAAATAATCTAAAAATATGTAATAATCTAATAGAAAATAGATTAATCATTTTTATTTAATATAGATATACTAAATAAAATTGTTATAAAATAAATTTAACCAGATGTAATATTTACTTTTGTTTGTTGAGATGTGATTACTACATAATCGGCTGTTCCTGCATATGTATCATCCACCGCAACTGCTGTAAAACCTGTTCCTGCTGTAATTGTGGTATTAAATCCTTTATTGGCTCCTGCTGTGGCTGTTTTACAAGAAATTAAAACAGTATCTAAGGCTGTAATAGTGCTAATTGGAACAGTGCATGTTCCTGCTGCATTGAATGTAAGAACACCTGATTGTTTAACTGCTGAGGCGTTTAATGAATAAGAACTTGAAGAACTAACTGACATTTTATATAATACACATAGAAAAAAAATTATACTTTATAATTAAATTTCTATATATTTTCTAAATATCTTAGATCATGGAATAAAAAGAACCCCTGCGTTAGTTCCCCCTATCGCAATCCAACTTTGTAAATCTTGACTTGCTACGAAACTTTGAGAACTATAACTATTACAAGTAGCAGAAGTATTCCCAGTTAAATCATTTGTTATTCTAAACTTTACAGGTGGATTAAGAGTAAATGTTGATACTGCTGGTGGTGGTGGATAAGAAATGCCCGTGATTGTAATATCTCCTACTGGGGTGGTGTTAATATAATTCCAAAATTGGTCTCCACCTGAGAGGACAGCTTGGTGGAAAAAATAATAAGTTGTTCCTGCTTGTAATTCAGGGGTTAATGGTAAATTACTAAAACCTGTATAGTTGTATGTATTAGTGTTTGAAACAGGCACTATATTACTTACTGAAAGAGCATTTTGTCCCTGAGCGTCGCTCGTTAAAGCAACACTTGTATTAATAGGAGCACCAAATTCTCCGTTGCCTTGGGCTTTTATATTTGCTACAATATTTGTTATAGTGATATTTATAGCGGGCGTATATGCGAAAATGAGAATACCACCCGTTGGTGTTTGAACTCCTGCTCCTCCTACATTATAAATCTGTGAAGCACTATCATTAAAAACTTGGTCTGTTGTTATGATACAAGTATCATTTGGTGAAACAGGTGCTGTGATTATAAGAGGTGTAGTATCATTACTATTCCTAAATATAGTTGCGGAAGAACCAGAACCTGACGCTTTCCATTCTAAACCTGACGCCGTTGCTGAATTAGCGGTCAGGACATAATCATTTGCTCCAACAGGTAAAATCACACCTGCTACTGGATTGCCTCCTGCTTGTGCTCCTGCTCCTACTACCAAATCACCTTTTGCTGTAAAATCAATAGCGATATTACTAGCATTTCCTACTGCGTATTCAGTAAGCGGTGCTAGTGCTGTGATCGTGCCAGAACCTCCTGCGTTAATCCATGCTGGAATACCAGCATTTATTCCCAAAATTTGACCCGCATTTCCTATATTTAATAAACTATCTGTGAATGCTGGTGCTGCTCCTGCGTAGAGTAATTGTCCCTCTTGTGTAAAATTAATACCTCCTGCTGGTAGTTGTATATATTCAAGACCTAATGGTTCTGCTGTATTACAAGAAAGAACAAACCCATTAGTTCCTACTGGAAATGCTGTTTCTGTTCCTGCTGCGTCTGCTGTGATTAGTTGCCCTTTTTGTAATGGAATACTGCCTCCCTGTGGTATTAAATTGTCATAAATTTTACCTGTTAAGTTGTCTATAATACTTGACACTGACATTTCTATTTATATATTAAATATAGATAAAAATTTTATAAATATATATTTTTTATGGATTTAGTAAAGCGATTTTATATGTAGCCCCGTTAAGGCTGATTACGAGATGTTTTTAAATCCTGAATCTTACCGCCATAAAACCAGTTGCTCCTGATTGAGCGGAACCAGTTGAAATAGCACCTGCCCCACCAGAACCAGTATTTGCAGAAGGGGCAGAAGGGACTGAACCAGTATTTCCGCCAGCACATCCACCTACACCGAAAATTGTAGAAGCACCAGTAAATGTAGTAGTAATCCCAGCACCGCCTCCACCTTGATTTGTTGCGG